CCGGTCAACACCACCGCCCCCGGCGGCTCCATCGTCCTGGAGCGCTACCAGGATCTGGCCGTGGCCACCACGGCGCTGACCGAGACCACCGATCCGGACTCGGTGGCGATGGGCAACCCCAGCGCGGTCACCATCACGCTCAACGAGTACGGCAACCCGGTGTTGCGCACCCGCAAGCTCTACCTGTACTCGCTGACCGACGTCGACCCGGCCATCGCCAACATTGTGGCGTACAACATGGCCGACTCCGTGGACGTCATCGTTCAGACCACCCTCCGCGGCGGCTCGAACAAGGTCAAGACGCTGAACGGCACCGTTTCCTACGTCACCAACTCGACTTCGGGTGCGGATCCGACCGACGCCACCGCGATGGTCGGCACCGGCACCACGGACTGCATGCGCTCCGCGCTGATCCGTTTGGCCGTCGCCAAGCTCAGGACGAACAAGGCCGTGCCCCGCAAGGGCTCGATGTACTGGTGCGCCATCCACCCCGAGGTCTCTCACGACCTCCGGGCGGAGACCGGCGCCGCGGCCTGGCGTGACCCGCACAACTACAGTGCGGCCGGGAACATCTGGGCCGGTGAGATCGGCGCCTACGAGGGCGCGTTTTTCGTCGAATCGCCTCGCTGCTACAACGCCGTGGACGCCGGCGCGACCAACAACACGGTGCGCCGCTTCCGTACCTACATGGCGGGCCAGCAGGCTCTGGCCGAGGCCGTCGCGGATGAGTTCCACATCGTGGCGGGCCCGATCGTCGACAAGCTCGCGCGTTTCCGGCCTCTGGGTTGGTACGGCGTAGCAGGCTGGGGGCGGTACCGCGAGGAAGCCCTCGTCCGCATCGACACCACGTCGAGCATCGACAACAGCTGATGGCCACATGGACGTTCCGGACCCCATCGGTTGATGAGGGTCCGGCGTCCTGGGAGGACCGCCTGTTTCTGCGGGTCAAGCTGGCTCGTGGGATCACGATCCTGGAAGGGCCGCCTGGCACGTACCGGGCGGCCCGTTTCCCCACCCAGGACGAGATCGCGGCCTCTTCGCCCGGCATGTACATGGGCGGCCATGAGTACGTGGTTGACGACGCCACCAAGGCCGCGCTCATCGCGGCCGGTGTGGGCGTGACGGAGTCCAACTTCCTCCCCCCTGAGAACGGCTACGGCGGCGGCCAGTACGGCCTTGGCGCCTACGGAGACTGAAATGGTCACGAAGCCCACCCGCGGTGACATCAACTGGGACGTCTCCCTGAATGCCGCCCTGGATGACCTGCAAAGCCAGGTCATCGTCAATGCCACGGACATCACCCGCCTTGAGGGGCAGGTGTTCAACGTCAAGCAGTACGGCGCCGTTGGCAACAACGCGACCAACGACAGGGCCGCCGTACAGGCGGCCATCGACGCGGCCTCCGCCGCGGGCGGCGGCGTGGTCTACTTCCCGCCGGGGACGTACGCCATCACCCCGTCCAACGGTGTCGGCCTCACCGTCCCGTCCGGCGTGAATCTCATAGGGGCCGGTCGCCGGGCGACCCAGCTCCGAAAGAACGGCGCGAGCGTTCTGATTGACATCTCGGGACCCTCTACGGACCCGAACGGCACGACGCACGTCAAGTACAGCGGCATCCAGTCGATGACGCTGAACGGCAACTCCCAGGCCGGCCTGATCCTCCGCTGCTACTACTCCAACAACCACGTCTTTCGGGACGTGTTCTTCACGTCCAACGCGGACGTGATGGTGGACGGCGTGGAGTTCTGGGACAGCAGGTTCTACAACTGCCAGTTCGAGAGTGTCGGCGGAGCCGCTGACTCCACTACACCCGCCGTGTGGCTCAGGAACGCCTCGGCCGCCTCCGGCTTCGGCTTCTCCAGCGACAACACGAATCAGATCGTGTTCGACGCCTGCCGTTGGGAGAACTTCAACAACGGAGCCTTGCGTATCGAGCAGGGCTCCGTCACCACGAACAACCCGAACGGCATCTACATCACGAACTGCAAGATGGAGACCTCCGCCATGCGCGGCGGTTCCCACCTGTTCGTGCAGGACGCCTGCCGGGGCGTCTGGGTCAACGGCCTGTACTGCTTCGCCGGAGACTTCTTCTCCGGCTACTCAACGGCGCAGAACATCATCAACTGGGCCCCGCAGGGATCGGCACTCCAAAACGTCCTGATCTCCAACGGCTCGGTCGCCACGATCGCGTCAGGCGTACTGCTGTTCAGCGGTGCCGGCAGCATCGCTGACGTCAAGAACGTCACGGGCCAGTACGTCACGAACCCGACCGGCTCTCACATCTTCTTTTCCGCCTCGTCCACCGCGGACTTCAACATCCAAAACTGCTGGTCCACGAGCGGCAGCCAGTTCGGTGGAACGCTGCCCAGCAACCACGCAGGCCTCACACCCGCGCGCCTGGTTGCAGGCGCCCCGACAGATGCCAGCTTCGCTCATACCCCGCTGAACGGCACTTTGGCTGTCGACACGACCAATAACCGGCTGTACGTCCGCGTGGGCGGCGTATGGAAGTTCGCCGCACTCACCTGATGGAGAACCTCATGGCGACTCAGGACCGTTGCCCGACCGCAGACGGCGGCAACCACAACATCACCAACCAGGACGAAGCCATGATCCTGGCTGCGGCCATCGGCAGTGTCCCGATCCGGACCGTTCCGCTGGGGATGGAAGACGACTCGCACGTCTCTCCGTCCCACCGCGACGGCAGTGTGGCGGGGTCCTGATGTGCCGTACCGGCTGCCCGACCCAGAATCACCGCACATGGGGCGAGTGCGCCCGTGCGGCGAATCTGCGCGTGGCGTACTGCGGCATCGGAGGCGGCGACGCCTCCGAGCAGAAGCGATGGGATGCGGAGCTGGACCTGTACCGCTCTGCGCGCCGTCAGGGCGTCCAGCCCGACGGGACCAAGGGTCACCAGATAGAGGCCGCCCTGCGGGCCTCTGAGGCCGCTGGAGCGGCCTATGGACGCGACTTCTCGGTGGCAGCTCCGATGCCTGCCGGGACAGAGGCGGCCTGAGATGACGACCTTTGACCAGATCGTGCGGCAGGTGCGCCAGCAGCTGCTGGGCTACGCCCTCAGCCAGGAGTCCATGAGCGTCCTCAGCGTCGCCATGAACGCGGGTGACACCACGTTCCAGGCGGACGGCGAGACCATCGCCAACTTGAGCCGTGGCCTGGTCGAGATCGACGACGAGCTGATCCTGGTCAAGAAGTGGGACCAGCAGTCCGGGACGGTCACGGTCCTGGGCGGCACTGCGGGCCGCGGGTACGAGGGCACCGCGGCCGCCAGCCACGCGCAGAATGCCCTGATCACCTCCAACCCCGCGTTCCCCAGGGCGCGGATCAAAGAGGCGGTCAACCAGACCATCACCACCCTGTATCCGGAGCTGGTGGTGTTCTCCTCCACGGAGATCACCAAGCTCGCGCCGGTCGTGGAGTACGAGCTGCCCGCGGACTGCGCGGACGTCTGGTACGTCACGGGCCAGCTCATCGGCCCGTCCAAGGTGGCCCAGCCCTTGCCGAACTGGCGCTACAACCCCAAGGCCAGGGCAGCGAACTTCCCCTCGGGGAAGTCGATCCAGATCCTGGACTACGTCACCGCCGGACAGGCGGTGAAGGTCGTCTACGCGAAGACTCCGAGCGCGCTGGTGAACAACAGTGACGAGTTCACCACCACCGGCTACCCGGAGCGCTATGTGGACCTGGTGGTCTACGGCACCTGCATGCGTCTGCTGCCCGCCCTGGAGGCGGCCAGACTGCAGATGCAGGCCGTGGAGGCCACGGAGCGGGCTCCGCTGGTGCCGCCGGCCTCGGCGGCCAAGGCCATGGCCATGTACGCGCAGCTGTACCAGCAGCGCCTGCAGGAAGAGCGGGACCAGCTCTACTCCGACGTGCCGAATTACGCTTTCTTCCAAGGCTCTTAGGGGTCCTGATGCCGAACGCCTACAACTACTCGAATGTCGCCCAGCAGACGACCCTGAGCGGCAGCATCTCCTCGGGTGCCACGTCCATCAACGTGGCCGTCACCACGGGCTTCCCCCCCACCACGCCCTACGTGCTCGCCCTGGACTACGGGGCAGCCACAGAGGAGCTGGTGGTGGTCACCGGCGTTGCCGGGACCACGCTCACGGTCACTCGCGGGTTTGGCGGCACGAGCGCCCAGAGCCACAGCCTGGGCGCCGTGGTGCGGCATGTGGTCAACGCCCAGGATCTGACGGACTTCCGCACGCACGAGGCGTCCACGGGCGCCGTGCATGGCCTCACGGGCTCGATCGTCGGCACCTCCGACACGCAGACCCTGAGCAACAAGACGTTGACGGCGCCCACGATCAACGCGGGCGCCCTCTCCGGCACGTTCACGGGCAGCCCGATCCTCTCGGGCGCGCCGACGTTCTCGGGGAACGTCACCCACTCCGGCGAGATCATCCTGTCCAACCTGCTGCGCGGATCCCGGGCCACGGCAACCGACTCGCAATACGAGTCGCGCGTAACCAGTGACGCCAACGCTCGATGGTTCACTCAGGCGGACGGCAAGACGTGGTGGGGGCCCGGCAATGCGGCCGTGGACACCAACCTGTTCCGGGCTGGCTCCAACACCCTGCAGACGGACGACCAGTTCCGCTCCGCCCGCCCCAACGGTACGGACGTCACCTGGATCTCCCAGCGCAGCGCCGACACCGGCGCCCGCTGGTACATGACCGCTGACGGCGTCGCCACCTTCGGCGACGGCGCCGGGCTCATGGATACCAACCTGTACCGCAGCGCGGCGGACACGCTGAAGACTGACGACTCCCTCATCGTCGCGGGCGGTCTCACGGTGGGCGGCATCGGGCAGCGGCTGTCCGCCCGCAAGACGGCGGACACCACGATCACGTCCAACACCACCCCGAGTGCGGACCCGCACCTGACGGTGACGGTGGTCGCCAATGCGACCTATGAGATTGAGGGCGTGCTCTTCGCGACCTCGGCGTCCACGACGCCGGACATCACGCTGAGCATCAACGGCCCCGCCTCATCGTCGGGGTGGTGGTCCAGCGTGGCCGCGACCTTCGGCTCTACGGCCGACCCGGACTCCGTGCGCGTGATCGCCTCCGCGATCGGCTCCATCAGGGCCTACGGCATCCCCGTGGGCGGAAGCGTCTTCGGTATGCCCATCTTCGGCATGGTGGAGACGGCCGGAACGGCCGGGGACGTCTCGGTCCAGTGGTCGCAGAACACCTCATCGGCCACCGGCACGACTTTGAAGATCTACAGCTGGATTCGCCTGACCAGGGTGGCCTGATATGGCTGACGTCGTCTCCAGGCTGCCGTTTGCGCTGTCGGGGCGTACCTCGGCAGCGTCCACCTCGTACGCCCTGGATGGCGTCCAGTACGCCTACGCCATCGGCGGGATGCCGTTTCTGAGCGCCATCTCCGATGAGCGGCCCATGACCAGGGCCGGGGCGGCGATCAAGAAAGAGCAGTTCGACAACCAGAACATCCCGGGAGAGCAGTCCCTGGCCTCCTGGTGGCTGCGCTCGCAGTCCTCGTGGATCGGCGGGGCCGGGGTCCTCTATCAGGACCCCTCCAACGACAATCAGTACGCCATCCGCTTCAACGACTCCGTTGGCGTCAACCCCTGGACGAACGGCAAGCTGACGCTGCTGCGGCAGACGTCGCAGCGCATTGCCGATGCCAGCTCCAACCCGCACTTCCTGGTGGGCTGGTCCGACGGCACGGACCGCTACTGGTCCGCGGTCGGCAACGTCCTGAAGTCCGACACGGGGAGCGCCGTCACCACGATCACGTGGGGCGGGGCCAACACCATCAGAAGCCTCACGACCGACGGCACGAACTACTTCGCCGCGGACAACGTCAACGTCTACAAGGGCGCCGGGAACGGCGTCGGGGCCGCCTTCGTGACCACGGGCACCACCAACGTGGTGGCCCGCTGGGTCAAGGGCCGCCTGATGCTGGCCCTGGACAACAAGGTCTATGAGTGCGACAACACCCCGGCGAAGAACTTGCGCTTCACGCACCTGAATGCGGGCTTCGTCTTCACGGACTTCGCCGAGGGCACCAACGCCATCTATGCGTCCGGCTACGCCGGCTCGCAGTCCTCGATCTACAAGTTCGTGCTGGACACGTCTGGCAACGTGCCCACGCTCGCCTCTGGCGGCATTCAGACAGCCCAGCTTCCCCGCGGCGAGATCGTCTACGCGATCACGACGTACCTGGGCTCTTTCGTGGGCATCGGCACCAGCCGCGGGTTCCGTGTGGGCCAGATCGACGGCAATGGGGACATTCAGTACGGGCCGCTGCTCATCACCAACACCTCTGGCTGCAAGGCTGTGGCGGCCTACGACCGCTTCTTCTTCGTCGCCGCGACGAACGCCATCTCGGGCCAGTCCGGCCTGTACCGGGTGGACCTGGGCCAGCCCTTGCAGAGCAGCGGGGACCTGTCTCCGTCGGTGCGCTTCGCCTACGCCACCGACTTGCAGGCCAAGGTCACGGGCGAAGTGTCGTCCGTGACGAACTTCGGCAACAGCGACCGCATGGCCCTGTCCGTGCTCGCCCAGGGGGCGTACCTGGAGTCCGCCTCCACCCTGGAGGCGAGCGGCACCCTGACCACGGGCAGGGTGCGCTACAACACGCTTGAGCCGAAGATCTTCAAATTCGTCACGGTCAAGACCCCCACAACCCTGATGGGTTCCGTGGGCGTCTCCGTGATCGAGCCGGGAGGCTCGGAGACCTCCATCCTGACCATCTCCCAGGGCGGCAATGCCGCCATCGAGAACGTGGTCATGGCCTCGCCGGCGAGCGCCGCGGAGTGGGTCCAGCTCAAGCTGACCCTGGGCCGGTCCGGGACCGACACCACGCAGGGTGGCGAGGTCAACGGCTGGCAGCTCAAGGCCATGCCAGGCGCTGTGAGGCAGCGCGTGTTCACCGTCCCGCTCCTGTGCTTCGACAGAGAGAAAGACCGCTCGGGCCAGATGGTGGGCTGCGAGGGCCGCACCCTGGCCCGCCTGGGCCAGTTCGAGCAGATCTTCGCCAAGGGCGATGCGGTCGCCTTTCAGGATCTGAAGAACGACGAAAGCGTGCTGGTCGTCATCGACGACTATCGCTTCGAGCAGCGGGCCCAGCCCGGGGCCAACGCCTCCAACTACGGAGGCGTGCTCTGGGTGGAGCTGCGCACCATCGCGGACGTGATCACGTCATGAGCTGGCCTCCGACCCGCGTCATCATCGCCCCCGCCAACGAGGGCGAGAGAGAGGCTGTGCGCACCGCTCAGCGGGCTCTCACGGTCGATGAGACCGGAGACATGGACGCGGCCACCAAGGCCGCTCTACGAGGCGTACAGCGCCTCTTCAAGCTCCCCGTGACCGGGGTTCTCGACCAACCGACGGCCCAGGCGTTGGATCGCCTGCGGCCCCCATCCCTTCGGGGGGACGAATGAGATCGACCATCCTGCAGCTGGGCATTGCCGGGCTCGTCATCGCCGGCTTCGTGGCGCTGACCCTGAAGGGGTCGGACACCAATGGCTTTGTCGCGCTGGTCGCGCCGATCCTCGGCGCCGTCTTCGTGATCAACCACCTGGATCACCGCAGCGACAAGCAGGACGAGGCGCTGAAGCAGATCACGCACCAGACGAACGGGGTCCTGACGGAGCGGATCGAAAAGGCTGTGAACAACGCGCTGAATGCGCGGGGACCCGGTGAAGGTGCGGGGGATGTCAGTAGGGAGGGGTAACCTCCTCTTCAGCAGCAGCGGACCGGGTCCCCCTTGTCCCGGAACGCAAAAAAGGCCCCCCGCCGTGAGGCGGGGGGCTTCTTCTTGGGCGACGCACCCATAAGGGTGCGCCCCGGCGGAGAGGTCCGGAGGAGACGTCCGGGAGCCGGGGCGCTGCCGGGTGATGAAGCCGGCAGGCTCATTCTGTCACGCCTGGGGCGTGACGTCCTCGGCCACCACGGTGACC